TTACTTCTTATTTTTAAAATTTCTCGTGTACTGCGCACAAATATCCGCAAGGGGACAATTTTCGCATTTGGGAGAGCGTGCCGTACAAATATCTCTGCCAAACATAACAATTCGGTGGCAAAAATCCGACTGCTTCTCTAGTGGGATCAATGAAACAAGAGCTTTTTCGGTTTTCACGGGAGACGTTTCTTCCTTGGCTGTCAATCCCAGTCTTGCCGAAATTCGAATACAATGCGTATCTGCCACAATTCCGCCCAAATGAAAAACATCTCCCCGCAAAAGATTGGCAATTTTTCTGCCAACGCCCGGAAAAGTCAGCAGTACATCCATATCCGACGGAAGAACTGAGTCAAATTCTTCCACAAGCTTTTTGCAGGCGCTCTTGATACTTTCCGCCTTGGTACGAAAAAGACCGCAGGGGCGAATAATCTTTTCTATATCGGGAAGAGGAGCTTCCGCCAGCGCCTTTGGTGTGGAATATACCGTAAACAGTTCCTTGCAAACAATATTGACTCTGGCATCGGTACACTGCGCCGACAGTCTTCCCATCACCAAAAGACGCCACGGCTCTTCTTGCCATTCCAGTGCACACAGTGCTTGGGGATACAGCGTTTCCAAGCGCCATACCGCTTCCTTTGCTCTTTGTTTTTTGGTCATGGTTTACTCCTCGTTTTTCTGTCTGAGCACAAAAAGATCCAATGAGAATTCTTTTTTCAGTATATCATTCAGTATCGCAAGAGGCATACCGACTACAGTATACCAATCCCCGCAAATACCTGAAACAAACAGACCTCCCAGTCCTTGGATACCATACGCCCCCGCCTTATCTGCACTCCCCTTATGGTATACACCTTCCCCTTGTAAACGCTAAATACCGCTTGCACTCTATCACACTTGGGAATATTTGTCAAGATGAAAGGAAGATGCTTTATGAGAACAGCAGAAGAAATCCTAAACTACCTTCAAGACCAACTTGCCGAAGCGTACAAATGGCATAACGAAACAAAACGAAACGAAGACAAAGGTGATGCCTATGCTTCCCTTGTGAAAATCGTAATGTTAGAGGACATCATCGAAGAAGTCAAATGTAAAATGCAAGAAGTCAAATAGGAAGTCAAATTTCACTTCCTATTAAATAAAAAAGAGGGAATGAAGCATAACGCCTCATTCCCTTATTTTTGCCCTATATTGAATTTTAGCGTTTACCCTAGTACAAATATGCCGTCTGCCTTTATCGTGCAATGGTGAGCAATATTTTCGCTCATTTAACGCCAAGAATACATTTCCAAGTGTTGATACCGCAAACACCGTCCGCAACAAGACCATGCAGCTTCTGATAGCCCATTAAAGCATTTTTGGTATCGTTGCCGAATTTGCCGTCAATGGTAACTCCGACCACGCGCTGAACGAGCTTAGTCAGATTTTTGTTTGTGTACAAAATGCTCTTTTTGGCAATAGCCTTTTTGGCAACACCTTCGCACTCAGCACCCCACTTGCCGTCAGCACCGTATTTAGGGAATTTAAAGCCGTCAGCAATTGCCGCCGCCTGCCATTCCTTCACCGTCACCTTGACCGCTTCCGCACCGAATGTGGTGCGCTTTTCGTTCTTCTGACCATACCAAAAAGATTTGGTTGTTCTTGTGTCAACGTGTACAAAATATCCATCCTTAGATGTTTCATAAAGACCGATACCGAGAATACCGATGCTTTCAGCGTACTGTGCAACCGTTTTTGGCTTCACGTTCTGAACAACGATATCCGCTGCCTGTCCTTTGGTATGGCGAGAGCCGGAAGCACCACCGACATTCTTGTTATGCTTTGCGCAACGATATGCGCTGTTAATGGTAATAGGTGCACCGAAATGATCACGGATTTTCTGCAAATTGTCAACCAATTTTTCATCAATCAGCAGAGTACCGCAACCGCATTTGCAACGAAACTCCGATACCTTGAAATTTTCGGAAAGCTTGATATTGTCTGTTCTCTTATATTCCTTGATAGCCATAATTATTTACCGCCTTTCTCAATGAATTGTTTAAATACTTGGTGCATTCCTGTGGACGCAAGACCCGATGCAAGACCGCCAAGCAGTATCTCCGGCGAAATGGCAAAGCCATTCAGCCACATATTCAAAAACACGCCAAGCACCGCCATGATCAGCGGAATAAATTTGTTAATTTTGTCTGTCGGGATAAAGTTCTTGATTACATACCCCACGCAAAGACAAATACCGACAACGATTAGTACAAGATAATCATTCAGAAATTCCATAATAGATACATCCTTTCTCATGGTTTATGGTAACATTCAAGGTCTTCAATTCTGTGATTGGCAACCCGGAGTTTTTCCTCAACCAATTCTTCTTTTTCTTCAAGTTTATACATCCGTTCTACCAGGTTATTGTGTTTCTCAACCTTTTTTTCTAGTTGTTCAATACGATACTGCCAAACCTTGTTTGAAATAAGAGCCGCAACAAATGACCCTGCCGCAGAGCCGCAAAGTCCTATAAGTGCGACAACAACCTCAATCGCCATTACGCATCACCCCTTAACTTATTTATATAAGCCGTGGTGTCTGCCACATAGCCCACATTCATACAGCATTGCGCATCGTTTCTGATCGTTGTGTCACCGCGATAGGTATGCAGATTGGCATACGCTTTCAGTTCACTTTCAGACAGCGGAGTTGCGCCCGGTGTAGAATGCACATAAATGACTTCTGCACCGCTGCGGAGTGATCCTGTAGATGCCATATATACCGTTCCGATATCCTCACCGTTATACGAAGCAATCTTACCGATACGATGAATATACAGCCCGAGCGAAAAATCAATCTCGTCACAAATCCACGCTTGACCGTTCTCGTCAACGTAGTTTCCGCCCGATGCAACCGGTATTCCTGCCAACCCATAAAGGGTATTGATCTGCAACCATTGCGAACCGCCTTCCGCTTCGCTTGTGATCATAACCGTGATACTTCCGCTTGCGCCTGCTGTGTCAATCGGGATGGGATCAATATCCGTTGGCGTTCCGATTTGAGTGCTTTTTCCGTAAATCTTCAATCCGTTCAGTTTATATCCGCTTGCATCGTCCAACGAAAGTACCGAACCCACAGCATTGGTCTTGATCATATTTTGTTCAAGCTCCGCAATTCGTGCATTTGCTTCGGTTTTAAATTGTTCGCATTCCAACAATTTAGCGTTTGCATCTTCCACAAATTGGTCAAGTTCCTTTATAAGTTCCGCAAGCTCGGTATTTGTCTGATTAGATGTCTGTTTTTGCTTTGATATTGTCTTGTTAAGCGACAATAAATTGCCGCCAATATTATATTGACGGTCAAGGGCGGCAGGGGTTCTAGCCCCCTGCCTATCCATTTTAGGAGTATAATTCATTGTTTCCACCTCGTTACCATCTGACATTACCATTTGCATCAACCTTAAAACCAAGTTCTTGCAAAATAATAACCATTTCTTCATAAGAAATATCCTCTCTGTTATCCAAATACTCAATGATATCTCGATTATAGGTATGATCGGACGGATATTCGCTCTTGAAAAGGATGATCTTTGCGCCGTACTCTGCATCAAGGCTGTTCAAATATTCAGCGACCTTTTTCTTTCGGCTTCCGCTGATGGATTTACCGTCAGAATCCTTGTCAGCCTTGATATCATTCAATGCTTTTGTATATTTCCTATAAACTACAACATCGTTGGAGATCGCTTTCGACATTGTATATTTATCGGGATTGTTATACGCCCAAGAATACGCGTCCTTTGTATCATCATCTGCATTTTCGTACTGAGAATAGGAAACACCGATAGATTTCAAGAAATTGTACTTTTCGGGATTTTTCTCGGCAAAGTCAAATTCTTCAAAACTACTGTATTTTCCGTAGTCCGTCATATCGATGTTTTCTTTTCTGTCGGCAATATTATTGATAAGCAGATTTTTGGTGCGTATCGGTAAATCCAAACTATTGATATAGTCGGCTTTTTCCGACAGCTTTTCAAGACCGCTCAAACCTTTTCGATATTTCCAGTAATCTCTGATCGGTAAATCGGAATCAATAAATTCTTGAATCTGATTTCCTTTCAGCGGTGCTATATCGTTATCGAAATAGTATCTTGCATTATCACTTGCATACTGCCCGAATAGTGCCGCTTGCCATCTGTTTTTCGTGGTATCTTCCACCGGGAAACGCAAATTTCCGCTGTCGGTATACGATCCTGCGACTGGAAGATCATCGTCAAACATAGAAAGCCCTTGTTTTGTTTTCTTGTACTGACCATATCCACCGGGCAAAAGATAATACGGCGCGGCTTCTTTGATGGTTTCCCATCTCGATTTTTCATTTCCGTACTTGTCTTTCCCCGAAATGACTTGTTTTACCGGCAATGCCGCAGAGATTGGGATTCTGCCGCCATCCATAAACAAACTTGAATACGGCAAATCTTCAAGCAATTCAAAAAAGCCTTGCTCAATGTTGTCAAGGGCAGTATCTTCGCTGTCCTCTTCATCATCAAAGCCAAGAGCGGTCATGATCACGCTGATAATGTCAAGCGCAGGGTTATAGCCGGCAACCGATTCAAATGCCTTGCCGAACAAATGCTGTAGTACCGCAAGCTGAACAACTGTAGATGTTATCTTTGCGGCTGTTTTAGCATTTCGTTCAAGTCCGTTTTGGATTTCCTTATTGGATGCTTTTGCTTCTTGATAGGTATCATAGAATTGGCTGTCAAGCTGATTGCGTACTTCCAATTGGAATTTGGTCACAAGACCTAGCATTTTTGAATTATAAAGCTGCGGCATCTGACCAATGGAACGGTCACCCATCAATCGGGAAGTCCATTTGTCGGCTTCCGTGATTGCTTGCTGTTCGCTCATGCCATTGTTTATAAATTCGTTGTACTTTGCTCTAACGATAAATTCCGTGGTTACGTTATCAACAGCACCGGCAAGCACATAGCCTGCATCTGAAAACTTTTGCCACGCAGTACGGTAAAATCTGTCAGCACCCTTTCTTCGGATGATGGTAGGATTGTTCTCAACAAAACTATCCGTTCTGCCGAAGATAGAACCAACTTTACTGGATGTAGTCTGCGCAAGTGCCTTGATGCAAGACAGTTTGTCCGTCTTTGCAATAGCCTGTACGCCTGCCAATAGGTTGGTCATGGAAGAAGAAACGTTGAAACCGACCATATTACTGCCGACCTGTTTATTGAGCGTGTCAAGCGTGGTCATGGCTCGTCTGCCGATCATTCCCTCTAGCCCTCTGTCGATCAACGCTGTTTTTCCTGCAATTACATTCGCTTCTTCGTTAAGGAATTTCGCAAATGTAGAAAGATGTGCGCTATAAACTTGCTCAATTCTCTGCTGCTGTTCTTCCTCGGATAGAGTATTCAGCCCTTCAAGACCGTTTGCCTGTCCGTAGGTATCTGCAATGTAGTTTCGCAATGCTCGGAGCGTTTGGATATCGTCAATGTGATAGATTTGATTCTTTGCGCTAGAAAGATATCTTTCAACACCGCCAAGCAAATCATACGTTGTTTTATTGCCCCTTCTCTGCATAGCACTTGCAAAATACGGCTGACCCGGTTTCAAATCTGCGGTCACGCCGTTCAGATCGGTAGGCAAGTCCTTTGCTCTGATATCGTTCGGATTGAACGGCAATCCAAGTCGGGAGAAGGTATCTTCCATAGCCCTAAAATGCAAGAAGTAATTATCTCTTCTCGGTATTTCGGGATATGCGTTTCTCTTTCTCGATTCATTGATGGCTTTGAGAGTTTCATCATAAATCTGTCGAATACGTTCATCCCCGGCAAGACCGATAATGCTATTTCTTGCCCTTGTATCGGGGAAGTCCTTGCGCAGTTCTTCAAGACCATACTTGACAAGCTCGTTTTTATCGTTGACATAAAATCCTTCGGCAAACATCTGCGCCGCCGCGCTTTCCTTACTGCCCGGCTTAATGCCGTACTGTTTGGAGATCTGCGCAAGCAAACCGCCCTTTCTGTCGGTAAAGGAATTTAACCACTTGATACCATCGGATTCATTCTGCGCAACCTTATTGACGGTTTCATCCGCAAGTATCTGCCCTGCTTCATAACCAAGTGCTTTTTCCATAACTCTCTGCGGCGTATTATCCACAGTTCGCCATGTAGCAAGGTTTTTCGCATTTTTAAATACTTTGTCAAGATCAAATCCTCTTTCAGAAAACTTGCTCTTGATACCGTCAATGATATTTTGATGCAGATCAGCACGTTTTACTTTCGGTTCTTTCACCTTATCCGCTCTTGCCATCTTGTTATTTTCCCACTCTGCTTCTTCGCCCGGCTCAATAGCTTCAAACATTTTCGTTTGCTTGCCGTCCGTGGTAGGAGTGGTAGGCGTTTCTTTTTGAATGGGCTGTTCATACGGCGCAATATCATTTTCTGCCGCAAGAAGTCTTTCAAGATTTTCCTTGCTGTACTCGGTGATCTGCTTTTCTTCAATCAGCCTTACATAATCATCATTCGGAGGATTTTCAAAGCCGTCAAGTGATCTATAACCGCCAAACAACCGATCATTCAACACAAATTCAATACGTTTGGCACAAGCGTTATTTTCCGCGCCGTTATCTTCAATAATGGCTTCAAGCCCCTTTCTGATCTCGCCATAGGTATAGCCCTTGTTTCTACCGTTTTTACCCATGTCAAGCAAATATGCAATGTCTTCCGAAGCAATGCGCGGAGATCCGGTCCATCCCAATTCTTCATCAAACCATCTTTGACCCGGTTGAGCGTCATTCAATTCTCGTAGCAACGATTTCGCTTCCGCTTGAAAGAATGGTTTTACCTCGGGATTTTCATACATAAACGCCTTGATTTTTGGGCTGCCCACTTCCTGCACATCGCGATCAAGGAAAGGATTTTGCGGTTCGGCGTTCTCGCTTTCTCCATAATACGGAGCATCCATTTCGGGCGGTGCATCAGCATCATCCACATTCATGAAAGATCGCAAACGCTCTGCATCTGCCATTCTCTCTGCCGTAGCATCGTCCATATTGTCAAAGGTATCGTCTTCCATGGGAGCAATATTTGCATTTTCGGTAGTCAAAGTTGCATTTTTGTCGGTATTTATTGCACCTATACTTTCAATGTTTGGTGCAATATCGTCCTTTTCGATGCGGATATCTTCGCTACGGAATCTGCCGTATTTGCTCGGTGCTTCTCCGATGGGAGAAAGATGATAGCGGATGTCATTGTTATCTGCATTGAATCTTTCGGACAAAGAAATTACGTTGCCTTGATCATCATAGGTTACTGGTTCGGCAGATTTGATTTGTTCGGGATAGAATGCAACAGCTTCGTCACCGTATTCGGATTGAATTGCACCATCATATCCCTTTGCTTTCAATGCGGCAGTAAATTCGCTGTTGTTATCAAGGATGATCCTTGTTCTTCTCGGCATATCCACATAACTATAAACTGCGTTTGCAAGATATTCGTATGCAACATCAAGATCATTTGGTGTGCCGTACCATCTCTTTTGGAATCCGTAATCTGTGAACGAATGCTTCGTTCCGTCATAACTCTCAAACTCGATCTCTTGTGGATCGGCAATTACCAAAGTTTCCTTTTCCCCAAATCCGTTGGTAATTTCTTGGTAATCGAATTTCTTGTTGTCGATTACTTCCTTAAATGCCTTTGCGAATTCGGGTAATGTTATATCCTTCCCGGTATCACTTTCTTTTTCGACCACACCGATTTTCACATTCTTTGCAATTTCGGGGAATTTGTCTGCAAAATTCATCAAGGCAACCGCATCGGGAGCATAACCGCCACTTGCTTTTTTGCCTTTGTATGTCTGCAATTCTGTGTCAAAATTGAAAGGATTTTTCAAATTGAGATAGGCAGGTATAACCCTTCTTGCACCATAGTAGGCGGCTTCGCCTTTGGAATAAGCAAAATAGAATCCCATGCCAAAAAATCCATCGTCACCGCTTGACATACCAATATAATCAGGATTGAATACTGTGAAATCACCTGTATTCGTTCCGTGATATACTGTGCGAAGTTTGCCATCCTCTGTCTTGATTTTGGAATCGGGCATTGCTTCTATTGCAACATCGGCTACGATTCTCTGTGCCGTTTCGGTATCTCCACGCTCAATAGCCGACATATAATCTCTGTCGGTTTTTGGATCACTCAACGAATACCGAATATCGGGATCTCTTGTCGGATTCTTATTGGTAGTCAACTTCGCTTGGTTGGAATCAAGAACGATGTACTCTTTAGTACCGAACAATTCATCAAGGTAATTAACTACACCGTCATAGCCTTTAGACATGAGTTCGTCATAGTGCGGCTTCAATTCCTCAATGAAGGAACGATAATCTGCATCCCCTGTCATTTCGTCAAGAAGGCGAATGAGAGAAAGGGAAGTATTATTATCTCCTCGGAGTTTTGCACGATCTTGTTCCGCAGACAGTTCAGCATCGTAAATCTCTGCCGCTTCGTACACATCACCGCCAAGCACCTCAACAACATCAAGGAATGCTTCTTTCGACACGTTGGTCATATCGATAGGATTCTTCATGTTAAGGTAATAGGCATCGGTTTTGCCGTTTGCAAATTCGGGGAAGTTCTGCATATACTCGGCATCATCGGAGAAGAAGAAACCAAGATATGTATTTGAATCTCCTGTTGCTTCGCCCTTTTTGGATTTGTCAAAGATCGTAAAATCGTTTTCGGTAGTGTGGTACACCTTCAGCAGATTGCCGCTTTGGTCTACCGCTTTGCTATCCTTGAAATACTCACTCTGTTCCTTGGTCAGCTTTGTTCCTTCGCTGTCTTTGGTGATGGAGTATTTGACTTCTTTTTGTGCCTTCCGCTTTTGGATGCTCTTGTACATTGGCGAACCTTCGTAGTCAATGTTCACTCCAACCTTTTCAAGTTCCGTCAAAAGACCGGGTGTGACAACATTGAAAGGCACAGATGTGTCACCTACAACACCCTTGAATTTTACGGCAGTTTCCGCATCCGAAAGAATGCGTACAGGCTTTAGCCATCTTGACAGATACACCTTGCGTTTGTTGTCCTTGATTTTTCCTGCAACAACGCCCGATTTCCAGTCCATCTCCCCGGTAGCATCCTTTGCGTATTCTGCCTTGTAACCGCTTGTCATTTCGCTTACAGGGATTACGCACTCAACTGTCACGATGTTATCTCTGTTGTATGCTTCTTCAAACTGATCGTTCAACACAAGATTGGACGAATGCTCATAGGGATTATATGCGGCATCAATGGATTTTCCGTTGCCCTTGTTCAGCGTATAATATCCGACACCATTCTTTACTTTTTTAATGTGTGCAGGATCTTCCGTTGCCTGTTGCCACTTGCCAAGTTCGGAAGGATTGTTAAGACGATACTTGCCATCATCACCCTTAACTTTTGCCGCCATAGGCGGATAGAGTTTTCCGTCAATCAACTGCATTGCCTTATAGGTGACAATGTGTTCTTGGTTTTCAAGGAAGTCAATTGTCTTTTGGTCGGTAACGCTGATGGAATGCTGTACAGTTCCTTCCACTTCGCTGTCATAGCTTGTTTCGGTGTTGCTCTTCCCACCCTCACGATACGCTTTTTCAAACGCTCTCTTGACCTTTTCAAGCTGTCTTGCTTCCTTGCTTCCCTTTGTGGCAATCTTGCAAAGATACTTGATTTCATCGAAAATCTTTTGGAATACGTTCCGATCAGCGGTGGAAAGATGGTTTACAAAATCCTCATCCTTGAACAAATATTCGCCCACCAAATCGGCTGTCAATTCATAAGCCACATCATCGGGATCATAAAAAGACTCAAGGTCTAAAACGCGCTTGTCATATTCGCCCTTTGTTTTGGCATACTCAAATACCGCTTCTTGCAGTTTGGTATAAAATTCCGTTCCTTCAAGAACGTGCGTAATTTCATGCCCGGTAACAACTTCAAGGGATTTTGCGGAATCGATATTCAAACCGACAGTTTTATTTTTGGAATCGTAGTAGCCGTTGACAGTAGCACCGTCCACCGCAAAACGAGATTTTTTCAAATTCTCGTTATTGGTAAAATCAAAAGAAACACCCTTATCTGCGGAGATTTTGGCAATCATATCCACAAATTCGTGTGTTCTTCTTGTATTATTCAGTATTCCGCTGTCAATAGCCTTTTGGATGGTGTCAATCTGCGCTTCATCATAGTACGCTATATCCGCTTCGTATTTCTGCCCTCTGCGCTGTGCTTCCGCATAACTTTCCGCAAGTTTGCTTCCGCGAACCAATTTGCCCTTTTTATTATATCGAGTGTCTTGATTGATCAAATCGGAAATTGTTTTGTCAATCTGCGCTTTGATTTCAGACTTATTCGATTCTTTGTTGAGCGCATCCATTTTTTTGGTAAGCACATCGTATTTCACTTTCTTTTGATCTTCGGACAAAAATTTGCTTTCTTGAATACTCTTGTACTCTTCACGCAAAGCGTTTTCTTTTTCAAGAATAGATTTATACGATTTGTAGGTTTCGCCGCCCAAAGCTTCCTCAATGGTATCGGTGGAAATATAGCCCTTTTCAAGGTCGCTTGCCACTTGCTCATAGATTTCATTTTTTTGCTTTTTGGAAAGCGTTTCGCCGTTCTTTTCTCTCTCGGCTATGCGCTTTTCCGCTTCCGCATTGATAACCGATTCTTCGCTTTTGGTATTGCCAGTAATAAAATCGGTTTTGTTCTTGGTTGCCTTGACAAAATCGGGAATCTGCGTAATGCCGCTTGTTACCATGCCAACGGCAAACTGTTCAAGCAGATTTTCATCCTTTATCAGATCGGAAATTTCCGCATCTGACATATAGGTTAGATTCTTTGCCGCTGCCGTTCCTAGTCCTGCCAACACTTCTTCAAGACCTTCTGCGGTTGCTTTTACGCCAAGTTCGGTCAAGTTCTTGAAGAACATATTGCTCATTTTACTGCTCAGCTTCTTTGCCACAACATCATCAAAGGAAGAAAGACCGTGGCTGAAACCAAGTGCTTTAAAGCCTTTCCCCATGCCGCCGAAAATAAGCTCCGAGCCTGCTTCCACAGTACCCTTTAGCAAGCCGTATTTCCATGCATCGGCATCCGAAGCGTTATTTTCATACGCTTCACTCATACCGCCGCCCATTGCACTTGCAAAAGTTGTTCCGGTGGTAAGCGCGGAAACGCCCTTTGCAGTAAGCCCTGCCGTACCGCCCAATGTTCCTGTCAGAATAATGCCGCCTACATATCCAAGCCCCTCGTTTACGGCATCCATAGTGTCGGCAAAGACAGAATTTTTGTCATAAAATTCTTGCGCAGGATCAATCAAATTGTTTACGGATTTCTTTTTGGCAAGGTTTTTTACATCGTCTGCAAATTCATCCGCACCAACAAGATCGGAAACGGCAGAAGTGCCGTAAAGAATAGCATCGGTAATGCCCTCAAACATATTGCCAAAACCTTTGACAACGCCCAGACTGGCATCCACAAGAGAAGAACCGGCAGTTTTGAGAAAGTCGCCTTTCTGATATCCATCCTCATATGCGCCTGCCTTAAACCATCCGCTTGTATCTTCCTTTACCGGGGCAATATCGGCAGTTTGTTTATTTTTCCCCAACCGTTCGCTAGTGAAATCTGCAAAGGATTGTGTTTGCTTTTGGCTTGCGGTTTTCGCCGCTTCCTCTTCGTCCTTTTTCTTCTTTTTCAGATATTCATTTGTAAAATCTGCAAATGAAGACATATCAAATCACCCCCATTACGATGCCGATTGCTTTACTCTCCACGTTACATACGCCGTTAAATAAGCAGGGTAAGAAGAATACTCAAATTCACTTGAATTATCCCCCATCCGTTTGCCCTTGCTCCATTCAAGGCTTGACAGAATACGCTGACCGCCGCTCGATATACCGTATGTTTTCAAGAAATTTTCAGCTTGCTTTTGTGAAGTGAAAGCACCGGGCATTTTGGATAGAATGTTTTCATAGGATTTTCCGCTCGTATTTCCTTCGATCTGCTTGCTCAAACTCTTATTAGATAATTTTTTGGAATTGGAAGAGGAAGAAGATTTTGCATAGTTTTTACTGCTGCCTCTTGAACTGCTGATGCTGACAGAGCCGCTATCCTCATGCAGCTTGTCAAACTGCCGCTTTTCTTCCGCAAGCTGTTCCTTTTGGAACGCCAAAGAAGATTCATACTGCCGTACATTCTCCTTGAGCTTGTTCTCTTCCATGATCTGAGACCAAACATTCTGCCACTTATTATCGTACATTTGCTTAATAGCAAGTTCCTTGTTTGCCTTTTCGGAAAGAAGAGTGTTTTTATACTGAAATCCTTGTAGGGAAAGCTCCAGTTGTTTCTGCAAGGCATTATATGCAATTTCGGCAAGTGCGCTGTTATTCTGTAACCTTGCTTCGGTAATGGCGTTATTGTAATTCAAGATTGCAGTATTATAGCTTTCTCTTGCCGTAGCAACACGATTTTGATACGCATTGAACATACTGACTTTTGCGCTTTCGCTGTAGCCTGTACCGCCCATGCCTTGTGCCGCCATCTGCTCCGCATTTGCGCCATATTGGTTGGTTTGCTTCTGATAATCAACGTATGCCGCTGATTGCTCACGATTATAGTCCTTTTGCGTTTGTTCCTTTTGCTGTTCGATCTTTTGAATGGCAAAATCGGTATTTTCCTGCTGCAATTGTGTCTGTTTATCAGCCCATTGTTTGGAAGCGTCAATTTGTGCTTTGTAAAACTGATCGGAATTACTGATCATTTCATCATAGGCATTGTTACTCTGTGAAAGTGCTGTATTTTTTTCGGTATCAACCGCTTTCAATTTGGGATCGTTAGGATCAATTTCATAATTAGGTGTAGACATTTATATCTCCCCCCTTCAGCGTTTTATATATCCACCGACAAAGCACTCTAGCGTGGCAGTTTCCAAACTAAACCATGTAGGCGAATAGAATTTAAGTTGAATATCCTTGAATTTCTTGCGCTTGATTCTGCTGACAAAATAATCCTTGATTTCGTTGTATGTGCCGATATGCTCAAACTCGGTGTCTTCCAGTTTTGCATAAACAGAAATATCCCCGGTGGCTTCCACAACGCATCCTCTCTTATTGGTTGTCTTTTGCTTATTCGGTGCATTGAATTTGTCCTTTGGCGTTACCCAATAACTTTCAACATTTCCTTTGTAGTTGGTCAAGGTATAAACACCGTCTTCTGTTCCCAGATGGAGAATGCCATTGATAACATCCGCACAAGTGATCTTTTTGTCAAATTCCCAATAAAACCACTCATATTCATAGTGATCATTGTTCGTAAATTTGGCTCGGCTGTCGGCAAGATATGCACGATTTTCGATAATCACCATCAAATACCCTTCCCACTCGGCAAGGATCATATTTTGATAGTGTTTTTCATTCAGTAGTTTACTGTTAATCAAACTGCTTCGGTGCGAAACAAACTGTTCCGTGGTAATATCACCGCTGACACCTTCCATGCCTTGATATCCGAAAAATACAATATCGTCATTAAAATTGGTTGCTTTTCCGATACACCCGGTAGCAATAGAGGAATGCGCACTTGGGTAAATCTTTCCGTATTCGCTGTCAATGGTGGGAACGTGATAGAATACGCTTGCATTATCGGGCGAAGGCTCTTTGAATACCCACAAAGCATTATTTCCGGCAACAAGCCCTTTGACAGCCGATCCATCCGACCCTTCGTTGTAATAATCAAGGTCACTCCAATAGGTTGCATCATTAAGTCCGCTGTGCCATACCACATTGGGATATTGAGGATTGCCGCTTGCAAATACACGGTTATCAAACACTTGGAAGATAGTGCAGTTCATAATACGCCCTTGATCTCCGAAGATTGATTCGTATTTGATAGAAACATTGTCTTGTCCGTCAGTCTGCGGCTTGGGTGGTGCTTCGTAAAATCTCACAATCGCACTTTTATCGGTAATAATAACCGATGCTTCCCATACTTCACCGTCCACCTCTGCAACAACGCTGTCACCGTACACCCCGATCGGGTCTGCCGCATCAAGGTGAAATTCCTTGCTTTCTCCATCCCCTACAAAGGTATTGATACGGAAATTCGACATGATATTGATATCTTGATAGATCGTACCGCCGCCACCGGGCTTTCTTCCGATGGATGTTTTGGGAACGTATGTGTCAGCCAATTTCATTTCCTCTCCGTCACATTCCCAAAAATAATATTTATCAAAGAAATAGAATTTGCCGTTGAAATAGAAATAGCGGCATACCCCCTCTTCCATAAAACTGTTTAGCAGAGTTGTTTCTCCGTCCGCAATTTTATAAAGGGCATTACCGCTATGTACAATAATGATATCCTTTCCGTCCTTTTTCAAGTGACACAAGGCATATATAGGATTTTCAAACGCCTGCAAAAGTTCCATTTTGGGGCGTGTGCAAATGCTGTCAATGGATTTGTAGTCTTTCCATACGTTAAGGCAATCGGGGCTTCGCACAAGGTTTATATCCTCACCCCGAAAATCAACGCCCCGAAAACCGCCGTAAGTTCTTGTGATCAAATCTCCTGTTGATGCCATCAGATATTCCACCCACCTTCAAAGGTAATAGCCCCCATAAAATATCTAGGGTCAAGTCTTTGCATCATTGATTCGTATCTGTCCGCATAAATCTTTCCGTACTGAGAGGAAACATCACTTTTCAGAAGATCTGCCGCAACACCATACGGCATGATTTCAAGCACATCGGATGAAAGCTCAAATTCATACGCTTTATCCTTGGTTTTCTCGGTGATCCTTTCGGGATAAACAAAAAGATCAATTTCCGCTGTACCCTCGGAAAGCATTTTAAAAATCGTTCCGTTTCCTTTCGGGGAATACGGCACACCCGATATCGACCCGATCTGATACACTTCGTTGCCGCATACTTTTTCCATGTCAGCGAAGGTGATTAAATCACCCTCGCCAACCTTCATTTCAATATATCGCGATATCTTCTTGATCCTGGCAAGTGCAAACATAATTTGATTGATCACTTCATTGATCTTTGCGGAGATATCGGGATCGTCCGTCAGTAATTCGCTATTGGGATTGAGTTCTTCAATCAACCCCAATACTTTCTTTTTCATTTCAAGTAGTGTCATTTACATCACCTCACACAATTTTCTCGTTCACCGTGATAATGGCGTTAGAACTAAAGGTGTCACCGCAAATACGGAAATATCTGACTGTGGTAAAATCAGCATCATTGTACGCATTAATTTTAAATTGCGTCAGATAGCCGTTTGTATCAGTAACCGATTCAATTGCTTGATATACATCAGGTTTTCCACCCTGAATTAAATCGCCGGTAACAACGGCAAACGATTCTGTATACAGAATAACACGGTAATTGGAATTCCCTGTTGGTTTATGATTGATACCCTGCAATCTGATTACATCCCCTAACCTACAAGGAATGTAACCCGATGTACTCATACCATTGGCAGAGGAATCTCCGCCGCCGGAAGACAATCTTGTACTATCCTTCCATCCCTTGCCGTTATAAACAGCACCGCTGGTATCAATAGCAAGGGGAAGTTGGTTCGTATACTTTGCCACCGCAATTGCTTTCGCAGTAATGACAATATTTCCTGTTACGCTGGCAATGGTAATCTTACCGCCGCTGACCGATGTGGATGTAATGTCCACACCACCCATCTTGACTGTCACACTATCCAATGCATAACCGCTGTTTGCCGTGATTGTCGCACTGTAGGATGTGTTTTCCAAAGCGGACGTGGCGGAGTTATTGGTGGTACACTGCGTTAGGGTGTTGGTAACGGAGTATGTCACCGCAGGGGCGGTCAGGGTAGACGGTGTACCGTCAATTGCCGCCTTTCTGAATGCGTTCAGTTCCTCAATGGAAAAGCCTGCGTTCAAATACCAGCGTACAATTTTATCCGTAAAGGTACTGCCTGAAAGAGAATTGATATAGGTATATAACGCTTTATAATCGGAGCGTGTGCGGTAACGTGTTTCACTTTGTGCTTGATAAACATAAAATGTGGTTAACTCATAATCCTTGTCTTTCTCTGCATTCGGAACGCCCAATAAAGACTCAATCATCCATGCGATGGTACCGCATCGGTCAGCCCCCAGCGAACAGTGAAAATAACAGGTATCACCGTATATAACTGCATCCATGATGGTGCGCAGAGCCTTGACGGCATTGGTATACGAAGTTGCATCCGATCCGTTTATAATGCTCACATAGTATGCGGTGATTGGGGTGTTGGTGTATCGTACATCAGAACCAAAAGGGGAAACTTTGGTAGTTGCTTCATTTCGCAGGTCAACGTCATGTTTGATACCAACGTACTTTGCCAGCTTTTTGTTTTCTGCGTCAATCTCTGAATCACCTGCAAAACCGCCGCGGATGAGAAGTCCATATTTGACAGTACCACCATCACAAGTCCAACCACCAAGGTCACGGAAGTTGCGAATGCCGCTATACAAAAACTTGATCATTCGTAAACTACCAGTGGGTTTAAGTCTGCCTGATGCAGTAACTGCACCACCTGAGTTTTTTACAAACCATTGATAAATGTGACCTGGTATCAGATTGTAAATTGTTTTACTACCTGCGGATACCGTTTCCGCAACGGTACTTCCGTCTGTTTCATCCACCATGAACAAAGTGCCTTTTTCCGTGATGGGAATGGTCTGCCCCAAAGGGTCATCGTATTCGCTGTTTGTCGATAGGTAATTTGACATCACCGTATTGGCTTGATTGTCGGTATTCGTGTATGATTTTGCCGCATTTAAATAGGCGGCGGCTTGGCTGTTTACTTGGTTATATTCCGTGATGGCGGTTTCTAAACCGCCTGTCGGTACTGCCGCAAGTGTTGCCATTTGGTCAAGGGTGAGACTTTCTGTAATTTTTCGGCTTGCACGAAAACCATCTGCGATAGACACTAAACTATCTCGTTCAATCAGAAGCTTGCCCATCAGTACGCACCTTCTTCCGCCATTCCAATTTCATCGAATTTTGCGTCGATCAGCGCATTGATGTACTCTTCGGTGGGAATTTCTGTTTGTATCATATCGACAGAACAAGTATTATCACTGGAAATTTCTACAATATATGTAAAAAATGCGTCTCCTACCGATAATGTTAGAGCGAACGAGCAAACATCATCATTAAAGGTCAATAAAGGGATGAATACTTCGTCAATCAAACAAAATACATTATAGCCCGTGCCTATATAGTTTGTTATCGTTCTAAACTTTTCCCCCGACGTAAAAGTGCCGTCCTCATTCATCGAGATCGGAACATAGATGTTTTTTCTCATGAAAATCGTTTCTGCATTCGTGCCGTCATACTGTACCGATGGGGCAGAACCGATGTCGTCATAAATAATTAATGATTTCGGATTCGGTAGTTTTGTTGGCGTTTTTTCTGCCAGCTTTTTCGCGAACTCCGCTTCCGTTCCTGTATAGCCGCCGTCTTGGGCGTAGGAGTATGCGGATTTGCCGTTTATATTCCCTATATTCGTTGCGCTGTGGCATATTGTGTCTGTATTGCTTGCAGTATCTACACGGTACATATTACCGCTTGCAGGGCAATAAATGATGTCACCTATTTGAACGCTTCTACCTTCGGGGACATTTACATTGAGCGGTTCAATCAATGCTTCGCCTGTGTCAAAGTCTTCCGAAATGGGATAGGTGTCAGCAAGCATATTATACAAAGCGTTTCCGCTAGTGCCTTTCTCGCCCTTGTCACCTTTGCCACCTTTAGAACCGTTTTTTGTGGTAACAAAATAGGAAACGCCGTTTGTCTTGGTAATTTCAATATAGTTTGTACCGCCGTCTTCCTCGGAAGTGATTGTTTGCTCGATGTTTTCAATACCGACACCTTCGCCGCCTTCTGATTGGCGTTCCGTCACTTGCACAGCCGCGCTGTTCAGATCAATGACAATTTCGATAAATTTATCCTTGAATGATCTTCCGAATACAGCAGTTGTGCCGGGCATTTTTACAAGAGGAACGTAATCGGCATAATTCAGTAGACAACAAATAGAACGATATTCCCCAAGTGCTTTGATGATTTCCGATCCGGTTTTATCGCAGCTATAACCGTTTTCATCATCACCGTCAACACCAATTACAAAATCGGATGTATTTACATTAACTTCTGATGTGCCGTTATATTCCTTGTTGTTAATGGTGAGTTTTTTAAATTCGGCAATACCGCAATCACCGGGATCACCCTTATCACCTTTGTCGCCTTTGTCACCTTTAGAACCGTTTTTTGTGGTAACAAAATAGGAAACGCCGTTTGTCTTGGTAATTTCAATATAGTTTGTACCGCCGTCTTCCTCGGAAGTGATTGTTTGCTCGATGTTTTCAATACCGACACC